CATACCAACATTCTTCCTACCGATTGGGTTGAACTCTCCAGGAATAACTATATGTAAATGTACATCGGGTTGTTTTTGTAAGTCGGGCCCGGTCATTAAATGTGATTTAATTTTATCGTGTTGTGAGTTATTTTCTTCCAATGCGGTCATTGGTGTATTACCCCACCGAACTGAATTTATTTTCACATCGTATTTATCTAATTCAATCAATGCACTACAAATATCCCTTGAGTGATTTCCGTATCCACTACGAGTTTTGACTGGTGCCGTTACTAATATCATTGGTTTCATATTCTACGCCTTATATGTGTTAACTTTATGTCTTGGTGTCCATTTCTCAAATGCAGTTTCCATATGGTCTATGAAATTCTTACACATCCATCGTGCACTCATCATAGATTCATCACTACACACCCATTCGTGTCCAATAAACCCACACTCTTCTCTTGCTTCCTTACCCATTTCATACCATTCTTTTATGGCATTTCCAGCATCCTCCCAATCACATCTATCATCAAAGATATATGGTGTTGGTACTGAACCCATTAGTGAACGAGTCTTAGGCCAGACTGGTTTACACCACTCACCCCAAGTTAATTCTGAGTTATGTTCCCACTTCTTCCAATCGTGTAATGATAGTAATTCCTTATAATCATCTGAAGTTAAGAACTTATCATTAATTTTAAATCCTACTTGGTCTTGTAATCCACCCGTAACATTAACAATAATTGGTGTTCCACTCATTAATGATTCACAAGTTCCCAATCCGAATCCTTCATTGGATGCAATATTCATTGTTACATCGGCAATATTATATAGGAAATTCATTTGTTTATTATCAAGTTTCTTATCACTAAACACTACATTTATTTCTGGTGCAATTGCATTAATTAATGCTGGTAAATCAGTTCCATTCCCATCAACTGGTTGAGTATGCATTACATAGGTAACTTTATCTCTCTCTTCGGGTGGGATTGAATTAACAAAATGTTGAAATGCAAGAATACAATCACCCATCATTTTCCTACGAATATTTCTATTCACATATAACAATGTGAAGTTATGGGGCCTATTACCCAATAACTCATTCTTAAATTTCCTCATTTCCAATAACTCAGCATCATCTTTAATTGGATAGAATTGTGTTTCGTTAATTCCGTGTGGTAAGTATGTAGAATCCCAATCTGTTCTTGGTTTTGTTTTTGCAACTTCATTAACTAATCCAACAGTCTGTTTGGAAATATTCATAATCAAATCACAACTCTCATAAAAGAACTCATTATAATGTGGTGCAGGTAAATCATCCCAAATATTATAATAAAATATAGGAATGTTCTGTCTTAATTCGTGTTCCATGTGGTATAACCACCCCCAAAATCTTGGGTCTGTGTAGTGTAGAATAGCATCAGGTTTCTCAAGTTCCATAATCTCTTTTAAAATATCTGGATTACCATAACCATCAATTGGATAAACTTTTAAATATCCATCTTTCACACCAGTCTCTTCCAACACGGCATCGTGCATATCAACCACTTTACCTTTATCTGGATGTTCTATTGCTCCACCAATCTGAACCCAATCGTATTTATCGATTGTACCCAATACAAATTCTCTTGACATCGTACCAACCCCACTTGACATACGAAGGTCATCTGATAAAAGTAGTATCTTTTTCTTCTTACGAGCTTGTACTTCTTTTACTGACTTTAATTTTGGTAATTTAATATCCATTTATAACCCTTATTATTTAAATTAAAATTTACTTCCACTTTGAAATAATTTGTCATGCTCGAGAATTTCCTTCCGGAACTCATCATCATAAACGAATTTATTAAGTGTACGATTTACCAACTTCTGTAGTGAAAACTCTGATTCTATTGTCTCACTTTTAAATTTACTATACAACTCCGATATTACTTTCACCGAAGTTAATTTTATCTCTTTCATATTATATCCTCTATTATATACGTATATATTGTATATATATAAATATACAACTAATCAATAATAATGTACTTTTTTTCTATTTTATGTGCATATTTTAAGGCAGATGCAGTACCATTTGATATCTCACCATTTAGACAAAACGCAACAACTTTATCACTATACTCTACCAAATCTTTATTTCGTCTATGGTAGTGTCCAACATTATATTGTTTATTATATCTAAAACTCTCTTTAACACAATGTATATTATGTGGTTCGTGGTATGCTGGGAACTCGGAATAATTTACATCAAAATCTAAAGCAAATCGTTTTGCATATTTATCTGCTCCATCTTTTGCTCCACCACTAACTATAACCAATCTATCAGAGAACTTTTGTTTTAGTTCCCAAACAAATTGTTTTATCTTTCGTTTATTTGTGTAACTACGCGACCCGATGATTGCTATCTTTACCATCGTTTCTTTTTTGTTGTTTTTTATTTGGTTTTTCATCTATAACGAACTTATAAATATTAATAAATTCTTGTAATCCTTCTAATATATCATTAGGGTTAACATATCTCCACGAAAATCTCGTGTACATATTTGTAATCCCATGGGCATTTGGTGTTAGTGATTCTCTCATCTTATAAGACATTAAGTCGTACCATATAAAATCATTTTGTGTATCAAAATAATAGGGTCTAATTATTGTCTTAAAATTTGTATGTCCTTTACTTTCCCAAGTATTAACGAAATCTTTTAATTCTTTTGGTTTTAAATCAGGTTCGTGATACCAAAAATATAATTTTGCACTACGAACTTTATTGGATATTTCAGTTAACATATCTAAAATTTCTTCTGTATTATCACTATGGATAACATCAGGTAAGTACAATCTTATATTTGGATTACTCATATCATTTTCCTATCACATATATCTGGTTTGTTTTTAAACTCACACCATTTACAATTCTTTGCTGAAGCTATCTTAGTATATTCTTTCTGAATATGTTTACCTTCTTCATCAAACCCATCTTCAATAAATTCTGATAACCTCTTCATAACTCTATTGATACTTGGCGTTCCACTTGCAGGTGAAAATTGCTGTATTCTCTTTTGTGGATATTGTAAGTTCTCGTACAATTTTCTCTTCAATATTAAATATTCAACATCTATTTTATCGATAGAAATATCTCGTTGTTTAGCAAAAAATTGTTTATACAATAGTAACTGATTTGTTTTATTCTTATCTGCTTTTTGCCATTTGTTCCAACCCATTGTAGAAGTTTTAATATCAATAATTCGTACCCTACCCCTTTTCTTGTCGTGAATAACCACATCCATATAACCAATAAACTTCATCTTATTTGGTAAATCAAAATCTAAATTTAATTCTATACCAAGTAGTTCGTGGTCTTTTTTAGGAAAATATCTACTTTTTAATTTAAGAAATTCGTTAACTATTTTTAACCCATCCTCATAAAACTCTTTCATCTCTTCAAGTGTTATAACTAAAACTTTAGATTCTTTGGCATACTTTTTATAGTTCTCTTCCATCCTATATAATAAGATTTCTTTCATTGGAAGTGCATCAGCTTTTTTTATGGTCTTATCATAATAACAAACTAAATATGCTTGAATTGTTTCGTGAACTGCAGTTCCAAAGACCGTATAGATATTACCTTCAAATGTGCCAAGTTTATCTACATAATTAAGTTTCCACATATTAGGGCATTTATCCCATTGTGAAAGTTGACTATAACTAATCCTCCCCATTAATCCATCCACCTACCATGTTTATATAAATGCCATAACCTATGTTTAAATATTTCCCACGTTAATCCAATAAATGTATTAGCTGTGTATTCACCTTCTGGCACTTTATAAAAAAATGCTTTCTTTTTCATTATTTTCCCCACTTACCATTCTTAACTATTGTTGCCATTATACCATAGTTGGACATATCCAAAAAGGCATCTTCTAATGGTTCACCCTCTACGGCATTAACTCTTCCACCAATCAACAAGGTCTTTACTCTTTGGATTTTGTCATTAATTCTGAAGAACAATCCTGTAAGAGATAGTTTTATATCTTCTTCTGTTTGTAATTGTGTTCCGACACTTATGTTGCCTGGGCCGTAATCGTGTTGCTTGTGACAGAACAATATGTATTGTTCTCTTTGTAATCTTTTAAATTCTTCAGTCATCTGTGGCCATTCTTGTTCCATTAGTGTTACAATGTCGCCGTGGTTGCCTGTTAAATAAGAATTTACTTCTTTTTTTGTACTTGATTCTTTTATGTATGTTTCACTCATATTTTACTCCGATTTCATACTTGAATATACGACATTTTTGCCATACAAGTCAAGTACTTTTTTAAATAATTTTATCGATGATACCATACTCTAAACATTGTTTGGCATCTAAGTATGTATCGTTTCTATTCATTCTCTTCCAAAACTTTACATCCTTGTTAGTTACTTCCGCGAGTAACTGATTAATATCTTTTGCTAATACTTTTAAATGGTCAACACCTCTCATAACATCAGTAGATTTACCAACCTCTACTGCAGAACCCTCATGTACCATCACAGTCGAGTGGTTTGTCATTGTTCGAGTTCCTGTACCACAAGCTAATAATACTGCTGCAGCACTCATACAAGTTCCAACACAATGTGTATTAACCTTAACATCCATGTTTTGAATATAATCAACCAACCCCAACATAGCATAAACATCTCCACCATAAGAAGCGATATTAAGATTTATCGCATCTAAGTGTGGATTTACCCTCTGTAGGTAATCCAATTTAACTATTGTACTATATAAACTATCAATGTCAAATTCAAAATTCATGTATGTAGTGTTCGTATATGAATTTACACCCCACTCCATCTCTGACATTGCGAATTGTTCTTCTTTTTTATAACCTTGTTCTGCCATTACTTGCTCCATATGTTTTTAAGTTCTTTGTCTGATACACCATATTTCATTATGATTGATGTAACCTGTTCTTTTGTTAATATTTCCAAATGTTGTTCAACCTCTCGTGTACTACATTCAAAGTAATCCACTAAATGTTCCATAGCCCATTTTTCAACTTTTGATTTCTTCTTTGATTTTGTATATCTAAGAAATGTTCTACCTCTTGGTATTATGTCAACATAAAACTGATACAAATTCTTTGGTTTTAATTCCCAATACTTTTGTATTTCATTTACAACCTCTAACCATTCAGATTTCATACTAAGAAATCTATGTACCATATAGTTACTCCAAGTTTTTTTATCAGCATCTGATAAGGAGTCCCAATACATAGTATTTTGAACATTAGTAATTTGTTTTATGTGGTCGAATAACGATTTTGTTTTTGCCATAATAACCTTTTGATATATATAAATAGAGAATATAATCTCTAAAATTTAATTTATTTAAAAGTGTTTCCTGCAACCCAACAAACACTTGTGTACCTTACACCTTTAGTGACTGGTGTAACTTGGTGTCCTGCAAATGATGGAAATATAATCAATCTACCTGGTTCTGGTTCAATTATAGTATCATCAAATAATATAAAATCTCCACCCTCATATTCATTATTTAAAAATAATACTGCAGTCATTTTAACTATACTAAAATCATCTGATGGATGAAAATCTGCGTGTGGTGTGTACCAATCTCCAACTTCATATTTATGACCAGTATATTCATTTCTATGAATCCCACCGATATCAAATTTATAATAAAGTTGATTTGCTAGTTTAAATGCGTTCCAATATTTTGTTAATATTTCCTCATCCGTATAGAGTGCAACATTTAAGTTACAAACTGCAGGGTCTTTTTTATACTTAGGATTAGAATCTGCACCATAGTAAACATCCTTTTGTTTCTTCACACAATCTTTATCAATTCGCGTTATAAACTCATCACACTCTTCTTGAGTAATAAAGTTTTTTCTATCCACCCACCATCTAAAATTTGGATTAGGTGTAAAGTTCTGTTCTATTGGTTTATACAAAGGTATCACCTATTATAAATTCTTGAATACAATGTCGTATTCCCTTTGTAACTGGAGTTACTCTATGAAAAAATATTGGTGAGAATACAATTAAAGTTCCCTTTTCTTGTGGAATTGTATAATACTCCATAGAATGTGGGTCTTGTATAGCAAATTGTGTTTTACCACCCTCATATTCACTTGGGTCTGTTAATTGTACAATACACGCTAACTTTCTTAGAGAACTTTGGCCTGCATTAAAATCTGAATGCCAAGTATAAAAATCTTCAGTCTCTCCATTATACTGAATCATTTTTATATTGTTTTCTACTTCTTGAATATTAAAGTTCCAAGATAACTGATTCATTACTTTTGCAGATAAAAATAATTTCTGTTGTATGTCTGAATAATCACCCTTTGCATAATCTCTCATATCTTTATGTAAATACCATTCTTTAACACTTCTAAATTCTAAATTATGGTCTGAACCCATATGTGGTTCTATACAACCTGTTTCACCCTTTTCCGTACTTTTAACCCTTTCAATAAACTCATCACATTCTTCTGGTGTAAAGAAGTTTGGTTTTGTCATATACCATTGAAAGTTTTCATTCTTTTTCATCTTAGTGGTTCTCCTATGTAGGTTTCTCTCATTATAAATCTTTCTCCACTTTTAAGTGGTGTAACCATATGGTTCGTAAACGATGGGAACATAAATAAATATCCTTGTTTATATGGACATTTAAAAAAATCTTCTTTTTCATTACTAAATGCAAAATGTAAATCACCACCATCAAAATCTTTTGGGTCGGATATTTGAATCAAGCAAGCTATTTTGTTTAATGATAGTATTCCAGCATCTGTACCCGAATGCCAATTGAAATGGTCTCCCTTTTGATATTCAATAGTTCTAAAATCCCCTTGATTTCGTTCAATATCGAATTTCCAAACCCTATCATTTGTAATCTTTACTATAGTATTTAGTTTATCTACCAACCAACTATAATCATTCTTTATATTACTATTTAATTCTGGTAATAAATATATTTCATTACAATCACGATGGTGAGATAGATTAACTTTTGTAGGCTCTTCTTCTTGTGGATTATATGTTCCACCTTGAACCCAACTATCTTCACCCTTAACTTTTTTTACTAAATCATTACATTGTTCTACACTAAGAAATGATAAATGTATAAACCATTTAAAATCATTGTTTTCTTTCACCTAAAAGTATCTCCGTGTAACCAACCAACGATGGAATATCTTGAGCCAGAAAGTAATGGTGTAATTCTATGTATTACTAATGGATTAAAAATAATTACACTCCCCTTTTTTCTTGTACCCTTAACAAAACTATCACTATCTTTGGTTGTTAATGCAAACTCTAAATCTCCACCATCATAATCATCACCATCTGATAATTGAACTATAACACTTAATTTTCTCGTTGATTCATCACCTTTACCAAAATCTGGATGCCATCCATACCCATCACCCTTTACATATTTTAATAGTTTAAAATTCTCGTAAGAATCCCAATCAATATCGTAATTGAAATGTAGTTTATTAGCAACCTTAGTGAGATTTAATATTTTATCAGTAATTTTACTACTTTCTATTTGGAACTCTGTTGCTTTTCTGTAATCTCTAACCTCACTACCACTCAAACCAACAAGTTCAGCTCTACTACCATTGGTATTGATTGTGTGTTGAGATTCACCAAAACTTTTATTTTTAATAAAATCTATTTCTGAATCACTTAGAAAGTTTTCCTTTTCAATATAATACTTAAAACCATTATTTTTTTTCATACTTACTCTTTAAGGTCCTTTTGGTGGTAAGTTATGCACCACCACCACCTTTTGGTGGTAAGTTATGAACTAATATATCACTTGAAAAATAAGTATCAATATCCTCTACATCTAATGAATAGAAAGTTTCATCGGTAGTTACTTCGACTGTTGATGTTACTTCAATAAGGTTACCATCCTTATCCATTAGTTCATCACCAACTTCAATTTCAAATGCTCTAAGGAATTTATACTCATTTGCTCGTTTTACAAATATCATCCCCATCCAACCAAACTTATAAGTATCATTTATTATATAATGTTCTGGTTGTACATTAGAAGATACCTCAAGTACAACTGAACCACTCGAAACACTATTGGTTAAATCTGTTGATGAATATGCTGCAAAATCGTGGTCACTTAAACTCATTCCAACTGGTTGATATGATTTAACCACATCACCAACTTCTACATCTTGTATTTGTTTAGTACTACCATCATACATACGAATTAAACTTCCACTCGGTGTTGTAGTACCTCTATTTGCAACCAGTTTCCACTTATACCAATCATTATCTATAGATGAACTTACACCTGTAGGTGGATTTATTTGTATGTATTGTGGACTATAATAAGAACACAATACTTCTGTATGTTGTGGTGTGAATAAT